TTCCAGCTCCACCAATCTGTACAAAAGACTCTCCACCTTTTAGAGATGGCTCTATATCTGCTTTTACAACAACGTTGTATTTCTTAGCTAACTCAGGGTTTTCTCGGAAAATCTTTATTAACCGTTCTTCTAAAGCAGTATCGGCAATCTGTTTGTAAACAGCACTTGAATATATTGCAAGGGTATCTTCAGGGCTGACGTAAGAAACGCTTCCATCTTGGACACGAGCAAGCAATTCATCAGGGTCTAGTAGGGTTCGAGCCTTGTTGTAATACTTATCAAAGCCTCCGTCTGTCACCCTACCAGTACCAGATTTTCTAGCCCAGACATATCGAGAAGCAAAAGCTCCATCTGACAGTAAGTATCGAACACGAGCAGCACCACTCAAGGCAATTGTTGTGCCATTCAATGCTACTCGAATAGGGATACCTGCTTCTTCAAGCAACTTAGCAAACTCGCCGTAGGCCTTTGCACGCTGAACAAAATAGTGGGACTGCTTGGTAAGTTTGCCGTCTTGCCAGAAAACATTATCTCCAACTTTAAATTCGTCAGCTAAGTCATAAACAAGTTCTGTTACACCTTTAGAATTGACGTATTGCCGGACTTCTACAACAGCGTTTAGAAGATCTGACTCGTGGAACTTTCCAGCTTCAACATCATTTAACGCTTCTCGGATTTGGCTAGGAGAAAGATCTGTTGTTTCAGAGTAACGAGAACCTAATCTAGAACGAATTTTTTGAGTAAGAGATGCAGCATTCTTAGCATCTAAGACACCAACATTTATTATTGACCCAGATTCCAATGCATTCCCAAATACTTGAGATGAGGAACCTGTTTTTGCTCGGATACGATTTACAACTGTTGCTGCTGTTGACTGCAACCTAGCGTTTGTTATTGCAAACTTAATCCGTTCTGTAGTTAGATTAACTTTTTCTAAGTTAGCAAGGAGTCTAGGAGTTATAGCTCTTGCAACACCTCCCAACGGATTTTGAATACTTTCAGGAAGTTTATTGAAACTGCCCCTTATTACATCCTGAAGATTTACTTCAATTTCAGTAGGAATATTTGGGATCTTTGATGACCCAGGAATCTGACCTAAAAGCTGCCCTGCTCTATAACCTAATTTTTGAGCAACATCCATGTCTTCAACAGCACTAGGAGCCAATACTGTTATTTTAAAACTTCCACCCTGGGCTTCTCTTAGAACACTCTCTGCATCTTCGTTTAGAGAATTAGAAGTTTGTGCGCGCCTTGTTGCTTCTGTAGTTTCGTCTACATCATTAAAGTACCTAGCACCCTGAGCTACATTTTCTTCAGCTTGCCTTCCAGTAATAACTGAGTCAACGAAATCGCCATGACCGTAGACCTGTGTGGTAGTACGTTCTCCTGCTTGAGCTTCAGCAAGATCTTTTACGGCTTTAGGAGTTTCTATATTTGACGGAAGTTGTTTTATAGATCTATCAAGCTCGTTTATTTGTTCGTTATTTAAAACAACTTGTGAAAGTGACTCTTTTCTAGAGCCTTTAATATTTTGCTTTTCTCTTCTTAGATTAGGGAGAAGAGTGCCGTTTATAGATTCTTTTCTAGCTGCAGACGTTCCTTTTCTTCTTGCTTCATTTCTTAGCACCCGAATTCGTTCATCTATCTTTTCAATAGAAGAGACTGCTTTGTCTATTTGTTGGTTAAGAGGTCTATTAGCCTTTTTTAAAATCTTAATTTGTTTTATAAACTCAGCTTTTTTATTTGCAGAATCACGTCGCAGCAGCTTTATTTCATCTGCAACAGCTTGAGGATTTGACTCATCAATAATTACTTGACCAAGATCCTGTTTTGCTTTTACCTGGTCAAGATTTTTTGAAGGAATCTCAGAAGATGCGTTCCAAGTTTCTTTTAGCCTTGAAGGAAGTTTAGGAATTGCTCTTACAGCTTGTGGAGAAAGAACAGCAGCACGCCCTACTGAAAGAGCAGCTCCTTGTACAAACTTAGCGTCGTTTACCCAACCTGCGCCTGGAACAAGGTTGATAGGATCAAGAACAACCTCTAACGTCCCCTTGTAGTATTTAGGTAAATCTATTTCGTCGTAAGCTCTACGAGATGCACGAATATCAGCAGTAAAGTTACTAATTAATCCTGAATCTTCAAGTTTCTGCCCAGTTTCTTCTTCGTAATACTGCTCTCGTAATTTTTGAAATTGGTCAAAAGTTTCGTCAGGGATTGTTCTGGAAAGCTCTCCTGCAGTAAAGAGAGGAGAGAAAACGTCAAATGGGCCGGGAATATCTGGTAGATCTCTTGCAATATCTAGCCACGGCAAGAGCCACGAACTAAAGTTTTTTGCCCCTTGAGTAGTAGGCTGAGCGCGCCTTGCTGCCTCCGCACTAGATGCAAAAAATTGCCTTACACCTGCAGGCTTGCCTTGTTCCTCACGCTCTTCCATAACCTGCCTGAGCTGCTTATCAAATTCTTGCTCACCAGGGAGGATTCTTGATCCAAGACCTATAGCAGTATTCAACGCAGGTTCTATTGCACCTAAAGCTGTTATCCCAGCATTAGCAATATTGGATCGAAGGCCGGGCGCAAATCCACCAGTAAACTGAAAAGGCTCCTCCCCACTAACATCAACGCCTTTTATAACTGCTGGCTCAGGCGGAGTTGGCTGGTCGTAGATAGGTGTACCTTGTTGTACAAGCGGCTCTTCTATTGGCGGGGCTAGATACTTTTCAAGAAGCTCTTGTTGTTTAGCCTCTTCAGCTGCTTTTTCAGCTGCTTTTAGTTGTGCTTCGCGTATCCTTGCATTTTGCATTGCAACTTGACGACTGCGCGCTGCACGAGCTTCTCGATCTCGTTGTCGCTGTTCTTGTTCCGAACGCAACCGATCAAGAAACTGTTGAGTCTGCTGTTCAAATGGGTTACTGCGAAAAGGGCTGACCATTAAGCTAACTGCGCTCCAAGTGAACCTCTAGAGCTTCCTCCGCCAAGAGAAACCTGCCCTAAATATCGGTCAAGTTCTTCTCCAGCCATGCCAGCTTCTGCTTCTATAGCACCACGATCAAACAAGTCTGCTCTCTGATAGCCACCTATGGTTTGTCTAGGACGCTCCATAGACTGTCTTGTAAAAGGAGTAGGGCTAGTTTGCTGCATTACATTAGCCGTGCCTGTTGCAGAGGAGTCTGAGGTGAATGGGCTAAACAATCCTTGCAGTTGAGCTTCACCACCTAGCACCCTAGACAATCCGCCTAACGTACCTGGAGATGCTTGTAGCAATGGAGACAACGCAGCAAGCCGTTGCTCGGCAAGTCTTTCTTGTGCAGTCAATCCACCTCTAGCTTGCAACCCTGCTAAGTTAAGCTGTTCTTGAACAGTAAGCCCACCTCTAGCTTGCAAGCCTACTAAATCACGTTGTTCCTGAGCAGTAAGGCCACCTCTAGCCTGCAAGCCTACTAAGTTACGTTGTTCCTCAGCAGTAAGACCTCCTCGTGCTAACTGATTTTGTAAATCAATCTGTTGCTGTGCAGAAAGCCCAAATGGGTTGCCCGGAGCTTGGGCAAGAGCAAGTTGTTGTTCAGGAGTAAGACCACCACGAAGAATCGTGCTGATATTTCCGATGTCTATTCCAAGTTGAGCAGCAGCAAAAGGATTGTTAGCAGCAGCAGCTTGTTGAGCTGCAAGAATATTTGATTCCTCTGTTAGTCCGCCTGATGCTTGCGCCCTTGCTAAAGCCAGCCTATCGGCAGCTGTTTCGGAAAACGGGTTGTACTGAGTTCCAAGTTCAGCAAGCCTTTGTTCTGCAGAAAGCCCGCCCCTTGCTCGTAACCCTTCTAAAGCAAGTTGCTCATCAACAGTTAGCCCACCTCGTAAGATTGTGCCGATATCTGCAATCTCAGATCCTGTGCCTAACGCAGCATACGGGTTTGTAACTCCTGCCCTTGCTTGCAAGTTTGCAAGTGCTATTGCTTGTTCTACAGTCCCGTTTAAACCTGCTATTGCTCCAAACGGAGTAGCAGTTCCAAATCGAGACGCAAGATCCTGGGATGCTGCTCCAAGTTGCGTGCTATACGTTTGCAGAGCAGCTTCAGCTAGTGGCGAAAGAACTTGTTCTGTGCCAATTTGTTCTCTGCCAACAACCACCCCATCCTCATTATAAACATCCTGATAAATAGGAATTTCATTTATGTAATCGGTAGGGTTTGACAAAAAGAAATTTAACAAACCTTGCAAACTTGGATCAGAACCTAACGAGCCTAAGCTAACAACTCCGGTTCCAACTCCAGTCCCTGTACCCGCTCCTGTACCAGTCCCTGTACCCGTTCCTGTACCAGTACCTGTTCCGGTATCTGTTCCGGTACCAGTTCTTAGTCGAGTTATTTCATCCGTTAAGGATTTCGGGACAGAAAGACCTCTAGCAAGCAGGGCGTACATGTTAGATTCAAGTTCATCTAACCGCATTAAATCCTCAACATTTTCTGTAGAACCAGCACTTGTTGGAGAAGTTGTATCTGCTGAAGGATTGTTACTTGAGATAGGATTTATATCTTGAGGCCTAAACAATCCACCAGCAATAGAACTTTCTTGGTTGTTGAAGTTCAATGCTGCAGAAGAGTTTACTAATTCCTGAGCCCTTCTATCTGCCAATTGTCTTCTTACAGCTGCTTCTATGTTTGCTATTTCAGCAGCATCAAGATTTAAAAGTTCTTGCTCAATTCTTGCTCTTTCAGCAGCATCTTGATCGGCTCTAATTTGAGCAAAGTCAGCCGTTGTCATTGGCTGATAGCTTGGGGGTTGATAAAACGGATCGCCCGGAGACCCAACAGTATATGGTTGTGCAGCTTGAACTTCTGCCATTGTTGGCAGCGGATTTATATTAGGAGCAAACGGAGTGCCTGAAACCAGTTCTCCTCCAACAGCGTCCCCTGCTAACAACCTTGAATACAAAGTGGGGTTGTTTGCCCCAACTATTCTGTCAGGCCTCATTACAGCACTTTGCTCAGGCCCGGAAGTTGGAAGTGCATATTGAGAAACATCAGGTGGTAGTGAACCAGATGTAACCTTCCCTTTTATCTCAACCGGAGTCCCTAAAACAGCAGCAGGTATTCCTGCCTCTACAACTTTTGTTTTAGCTTCTGATGGGGATGAAGCCTCAATACTTACCTGACGATTGCCACCAACACGCGCTGCATAGTTAGCAGGTATTTGAAGAATGTACTTTGCCATTACAGGCTCCTAAACGGGGTTTGCATCTGAGTGTAGATGTTCGGCTTTGGCTTTCGTTTCTTTGGCTGTTTGACGTCTGGGATCTTGTCTATCGACTTGAACGAGTTCTCGACCTGACGCAGATATCGCTCTGCCGTATCGTCGAACTTACTAAACGCCATTTCCAACGGGTGAGTGCTTTTAGCCATAGCTATCCCCTCGCCCCAGGTGAGATGTCTGCAGTCGGTACTCGAACATTTCCTGATCGAGGCCCTGCTATTGCTGCTGCAGTTTGACGCATCTCATCTATCGAACCGGGCATTACCGGTCTTGTTGTTGTAGGTATTCCTGTACCGGGAGATTGAGGACGAGTCCCCATCTGGTTGCCGGGCTGGAAGTTACCTGCGTTCGGCAGCTGCATCGCACCCTGCGTATTCAAGATATTCAAAGCAGTCTGTTCAGGAGTGGGAATTTGCGGAGAAGAACTTTGCCCTGCTGCTTCGATAATGTTTTGAATCGTAGGTATGCGACTTGCTGCAGCTGCCTGCAACTGCTCTTGGATTCCAGGCGAATTCAAGAACTGTTCCTCAAGTATTTTAGCGCGCACTTCGAGAGGGTTGCTAACTCCTCCCTTGCGTAGTGCGGTATCGAGATCAACATATCCTGATCGCCAGAGGTTCGCCCACAGGTTCAACCTGCGCTCTTGTTCTTCTGGGCTGACGGAGTTGATCCGAACAATGTTTACATAGTGACCCTTGATATCTGACGGCTTGATTGCTGCATCAAGCACACCTGCTTCGGTCTTACCGAACACAGTGACTTTATCGTTGATAACAAGTTCAACAATGCGAAGAATAATTTCGCCCTTGTCTTGCAGTCCACGTTCCATTGCTTCTTTGACTGCGCCAAAGTTTAGCGAGGCAATACCTGCAAGAACGGCGGTGTGGTATCCAGATGCTGCACCTGCAGGACGCTGACCTCGTGCTACGGCAGGGACAGTGTTTGCCTCGATAGCTTCGTCGAGGAACTGTTTTGCAATGCCGATCTCTGCAGGAGGTCGAGGAGTCTGACCGACTCCGACTTGCACCTGTGGTGGCTTGATGTTCTTCGAGCCGGGAGTGTCATCCCATGCTGCTTGAACTTCTTCGGTAATACCGGGAGGTCCTGTAAATTCAAGAGTAGGCCATGCAGATTTACCGACAATGTCGATGTAGTGAGATGCAAGCTGGCTCTGCGCTCGGATCATTTCGGTAGAACCGTTGAGCAATCCCATGTAGAGCTTCTCTGGCTCTGACGATCCTGTATCCAGTCCCATCTGAGGCCAGTACATAATCCACGGGAGTCTGCCGTATCCGTGTCGGCGTGGCTCCATTACCCATTCGTTGTTGGCAACATACGCTACTTGAGATGCAGTCCAGACTTCTTGGAACTTAACGTAACCTTTGGTGTACTTGCCCCACTCAGGGAAGTGAGCTTGAACCCACTCTGCGTCTACCTGGTACTCGTAGATAACCCAGCGAGGCTGAGTACCGTTGTTCATGTCCCATACCAAGTTCTGCGGATTTACGGCAATTGACTTGATAGGCCAAGTGATAGATCGCTTCTCGATAACTTCCTGCACACGTTCACGATAAGTCTCGTCTTCTTCCATGTGCGGTGGAGGTTCAGGAAAGTCACTCCACTCGTTAGCGATAAACTCCAACTTCTCCCATGCAATGCCGTATAGCCCTGCATGTTTGGTAAGTTCCCTGTACACCGGAGAGCGATGCTCAATCATGTGGTGTGCGCCAGTCAGGAACTTCTCCATGTTTTCGGCGCGAGCCTGACCTCGAGGGCCGGGCGGTGGGACTGAGATGTCGAGGAACTGTGGGCTAACGTGCGCTACGAGAGTGTTGATTACAGACTGAGCAGTACCCAGCCGAATCATGGTTCCGTTCTCTGGAACGCTAAAGTCGAAGTCGTTCAGGAAGAAATCGTCCAGCATCTTGCATTGATTCTTGAAGTTGCGGAAGATTTCGTTTCCTGTAGCAGATTTCTCTGCAATCCAGAACAACGACAGTTCAGGCTCATCCAGTGGGTTGGATGCCTCAACGTTTATGATTTCGGACGATTCGCTAGAAAACTGTAGAACCATTTATTTTGTCTCTACGAGTTCTGCTTCTTCCCCATAAAGCTGCATCTTAGCCTTAGCTTTTTGCGCCCGGTAAGCCTGCATGAACCTGGTAGGTCTATACGCTGGTTGTGGTCGAATGGGATTCATTCTACGAATTGAACGGAGAAATTCAAAGTCCCCGTTTTCGTAACCTGGTGGATCACACGCCATCAATGCAAGTAATTCTGCGTCAACCCAGTCGTCGTGCTCGTTTGTTTCGTTGTAAAAAATATAACTTCCTCCGTTGCCGGGACGGATTGAAATATCTTCTAACTGCCGAATTAGTGTTGACCAAGATGTTGGGAAACGCACCGTTCCGTTTTCCAGCGCAATGTAATAGTTCTGGAACAGTTGGTACTTGCTTTGTGCGCTAAATTTGAACGGTTGAACTGGCATCCCGGTACTTAGCAGGTGATCGAAAACAACATCTCCGAGTCCTGTGGAGTCAACTCGCATATCTCCGACGTTCCATCTGTTGACTTCGCTGGAAATAGTTTCTATCTGGCTAACCCAGTCGTTGCCTGACATTTCGAGGGCGTGTACGGATTCTCGAGTCTTAGCGTTTTTTACTACGAAAACCGTGTAGTCCTGCTTTTTACCTAAGTCTAGT